CTTCCTTCCATTGATGCTTGTTAAATATATCCACGTTTAATTCACGTTTCCATTTCAATATCACTGAATTAGGTACAGATGCAACGTGCCACCAATCTTTCTTGATGCCTTCCTTCGAGTATTCATTCAAACCCATAGCACCGCCACTACCATGATTTCTAAGAGACTTAGATAGTTCTAAATTAGGTTGAACATCTTGCACCTCAGCAATAGTCGAAAGACCAGTGCTGTGGTCGTAATCATGATAAACCGTAGTAGCGGTCAAAGGATCTTGATCTAAAATTCTTTTCATGTGTGTTTTTTACTCATTTTAGAGAAGGTTGCTTGCATTGGCATTTGTTTCATACCCTTTTCTGAAAAGTTACCAATATTTTTTAAAAACTGGCCTTTGTTATCAGCAAAGTTTTTAGAATCATGATTCATTTTTTTTGAACCATCTTTTTTCATTCCATGATACATAAATTACTCCTTAAAAGTGCGCCCATCAACAGGGGGAGTGAGAGATGGGCGCGTGGGTATGTCTGCTTCCTTGGGGCTACAGACAAGTTTACTTATGAAGTTGTAGTTGTATAAATTTTACCACTTGCCGCTTCATTCTTAGAACCAAGTGAATACTCAGCAATTAACATACGTCTATCTGAGTCACCAGTTTTTCCAAGATCTTCTGTCGTAATTGGTCGCAGATAAGCAACACACCAATACTCCATGTCTAGCGCATATACGTTAGCCGCTGGCATGAATCGGTTTGCAACAATCTGATGTTGACCAAAATCTGATATGTAAACATCAGCCGCTCCAACAATAGAACCCGGAGCTACAGGGCCTGAAGGTTGAACATCTCTAAACTGTGTTCCAATACCAGCGAAACCTGATGCTACTTGCTTATTGAAAGATCCGCACATAATTACACCCGGATCTCCACCATTATCCCAGCACTTCTTAACAACTGATTTTAAATCAGCTTCGACAAAAGTAGCCGCAGTACCAGCGGTGGGATCTGTAGTAGGCGAACCCGACGAAACCGGAGGCGTAGTCGCGTTTGCTCCTTTCTGAACTTGGTTAGTTGCAAGCCACGCACCAATACCAGCTAGGTTACGAGCAGTTGCCGCTCCACCAGCAGATGCCGCTTGAGTGCCTGTAAGAGCAGTTTCCATGTCACGCTTAAGCTCTCGACCACGTTTGGATATCTGATAAGCTAACTCATCAGCCCTACCAGCAGTTGCTACAGCGCGAAGTGTTCCTGTCACTCTTGGCACTTTGGTTGATATTTGTGTGAAGTTTGCCAGTCTAACTGTTGCAGTGGCCGTAGACGTTACACCGTCATCACCTTCAACCTGTGCATTGTTTGCGGCCGCCTCTAGGCTATCAGTTTGCCATTCGTATAAAACTGCTGAAGCAGTTTCTCTAGCCGCGTTTGAAAGAAATGGAGTGTCCATTGGTGATATGTCGTAGATTATATCTGTTAAATCTTCTCTCTCACCAACAGCTCCATAAGTTGTAAAAGTTTGACTTGGTACAGCCATGTTAATTACCTCTTATTATTTAGTAGTTGTGAAATTAAGACCGTTGCGTCACGCACATCGCCAGTCTGTTTAAGTCTAGCTTTTTGCTTCGTGAGAAGGTCTGATTGCTGTTGCTTTTTGGATTGTTTTGCTCCCGGCTGGAGTATTTTTTTATTTCCAATTTTTGCAACTTTCTTTTTAACGGTTGTTCCTTTTTCTTTTAACTCGTCAAACAACATAGCTTTGTGAGCTAACACAATGGTTCTATGATCGTAAGCCCTGTTAATATCGTCGTTAGAATAACCTTGAGTAAGAAGATAATTAGTCACTTTCACCTGCTCGGCTTCTCTTGTGCTTTCATCTCTCATAACTGGCAACTTTTTATATAAACTATCTTGCTCTCGCTTAAGTATTTCAGTCAGTTGCTTTTGTTGTTCGGTTTTCTGAGCATCTAATCGTTGTTGATATTGTTGTGCCGCAGTCTGCCTTATGTTCTGAATGGCATTTTGCCGTTCAGTCATCTCTTGCCTAGTGATTGA